CTTTACAAAAAGAAAATCACCTCTAAATTTATGAAAAAATGGTGGTTAGATTATTTAAAACAAACATCCTCAGGTCCATGGCCATATCCAAATTACAATTCAAAAATGAAGCCGTGGGATCAGTTTACCTTTTGGAGATTATTAAAAGAAGAATTTCAAGATATTAAAATCTCCATCTTACCAGATGATGCTAGATGGAATTTTATACATTTGTATCTAGATAGTGAAACTGATAAACCAATTGTAATTTGGCATTATACAATACCCAGAGGGATCGTGGATGCAAACTCTATCAAAAATACACCCTACTCTGCTGAAAATATTAGATGATTTTTCTACTTGGTTTTTTCAACAAGACCTAAGTCAGTTAAAAATGCATCGACGAGATGATTTTAAGAAAAATCTTTCTCATATAGATTGCACTAGTAGACCTTATCTTGAGGAAGCTTTACCAACACCAGAACGATTTGGATTTCCTAGAGATTGTTATGGTATAGATATGATTATGCGTAATTCAAAAGAATATTTTCCAACCCATTTTGATCCAGTGCTTAGAAAGCTAGATGATGATTTAATTACTTTTCTTGGTGCTAGAAATAATGCATTAAAGATGTATTATCCACCTCAAGGTTTTATTGGATGGCACAATAATGGTAACGCTCATGGATACAATATAGTTATTACATATAGTAAGACTGGTGAGGGCTCATTTTATTCTTATGATTTAAAAACCAAAGAAATAATTGAATATAAAGATAAGCCAGGATGGAATGTTAAAGTTGGTTATTTTGGTAAATTTTCTGAACCAGAAACAGTATATTGGCATTCGGCCAGGACAGAATGCGATAGGCTAACTTTAAGTTATATCATCTATGATAAGAATATTTGGGATAATATAATTGACGAAATTGAATCATGATTAGATCATAAGCTTTATAAATTCATCATCTGACATTTTTAAGCTAAAAACAGAATCTATTAATGATGTACTATTGAATATCCATTTTGTATCTAATAGATCATAACCTTCAGGATATTCAAAAGTTATAAATTCATCATTACCAAAATATTGTATCATATATTCTTCATAATTTGTCATAAATTTTTCATATAAATCATGATGATTTCCACCAGTCCACATCATTATAGAAGAATTTAATATTGTAAAATGCATTCCTAAAGACTTTCTTCGTAAATGATTATTCACTAAACTTTTATGCGTGATTTTAGATGGATTTTGTCCTACGATTAACTTATCATTAAATTTTAACATTTTATCTATAGGCTTTAAAAGTTTTGAGTCTAGATCAAAAAATATACATTCTGTTTTAGGTTTGCATATACCAGGCTTAAATAATAAAAGTTTATACCACCAACCTTCAAGATTATATGGCCTAACGTCAATTGGAATAATATTAGTATCGATAAATTGCTCAGGTTGATCTGTTAGGCAATAATGTATAAATGGAACATTTAAAAATGTCTTGCATGATTCATTTAGTTTCAATACAAAATTTATATTGTATTTTGGTTTTACCAATATAGAATATAGGTGATACATGACAACCTCTGTAAAATTCATATGTTATAAATGGGGAAAGAAATACCCAAGTATATATGTCAATCGTTTATATTCAATGGTCAAGAAACATTATGATAGAGATTTTGAATTTTATTGTATAACCGATAATCCTTCTGGTATACGTTCTGAAGTATTAACTCGTGATCTAGATCATCTTAGTGAATTTCGCGGTACTTCAGAAAATATGTTTACAATAGAAAAATTAAGCTCATTCAAAGAAGGTTTTTTAGATTGTAATGGTCCATATGTTCTTTTAGATTTGGACATATTGTTACACGGTAATATAACAAAATATCTTGACGGTTGTTTCACCGAATTTAGACTAATATACAATTATTGGGCTCCTGAAGATGCGGTGATAACACATTACGGCCATAATTATTGCGTAATAAACTCATCATTTATTACATGGAAAGATAATCAAGCAAATCATATCTTTAAATTTTATAAAGATAATATGAGTAAAATTTCTAAGGTATATTGGAGTCTTGATCACTCAATGTTTTATCTACAAGAAGGTAGATATTCATGTCATCCAAAAGGTATAGTCTATACCTATAATGCAGGCGCTTCATGGCCAGATGATAAAGATGTTGGTAAATATCGTGATGATTATAAGATATGTCTTTTTAATAATTCTCATGGGGTTGGTTTTGACATAAACGAAGTTAAAGGTTGGGCAAAAACCATGTGGGAAAGTTATGACAGAATTTGAACAGTTTTGGCTAAAAATAAATGATAGGGCTAGAATTTTATCATTATCAAATTCTAAAGCTGTATCTAAAGTTATAGACAATAGCATATCATTTACATACTCTTTGCCGCAATATGAATCAACAAAAATAATATGTAAAAATACAAATGAAGGATCCAAAGTTCTTGTATTAGCATCATGGACTTCATTAATTTTATTAGAAATGTTACACCAAGATGGTAAAACTAAAGAAGTTACTTTGTTAGATCATGATAGATCAGTAATATCTGTAGGTGATCAGATACAATCATTTTATCCTAATATGAATATTAAATATATCAGAAAAAATGTAGTATTTGATGATATTAGCGAATATCTTATAGATCCAGATGTAATAGTAATACCTTCAATAAACATGTTATTGCCATTTGATGAGTTGCTTCCGAATTTAAAAAAAGACACTTTGGTTTCTATTACAGGAACAAGCAATATGAAGATGCGATATGGCAATCCTATTTACAATTTTAAATCTCAGGTAACTTGTAATGAAATTTTATTTGCTAAACAATATAATAGCAGTTGGGGCGTTAATAACGTACCTAACATGTTCAAATTCATAACCTCTGTTGTAGTGGCAAGAATCTAAATAGGCCGTGATCTAGCTATAATATGAATGATAACATTATAGCTGGAGGATGCCTATCATGGCTGAAAATAAAGAAGAACCAGCAGCGCAGACACCTGCTCTTACACAAGAGCAAACTACGCTGTCAATGGCACATTCATTTTTTGTTACGAAAATATCAATTATCTCTCTTGCATCAATCATGGTATCTGTGGTTGGTGTTTTGTTAATCAGCATTTTTCATCCAGATGTTGATAATAACAAAATTTTTGAAATTCTCGGACCCGCATTTCAAACTGTAGTCGGTTGTTTTGTTGGAATGGTATCTGCGAATTTCATAAGGAAATAATAGCATGGACCAGCTTCTCAATATAGTCAAGACGGTTGCACCCACTATCGCAACTGCGATGGGTGGACCTCTTGCAGGTATGGCAGTCCGCACCTTATCCGAGACATTACTTGGTAAGCCTGACGGTACGCAGGAGGAGCTGGCCGCAGCGGCAGCGGCCGCGACACCAGATCAATTACTTGCGCTAAAAAATGCTGAAAATAACTTTAAGCTTGAAATGAAAAAGCTTGATGTTGATCTGGAGCGTATTAGTGCAGGTGATCGTGATAGCGCACGTCAGATGGCGATGCAAAATCCAAGAGACTGGACTCCACGGGCTTTGGCTGGTGTTATTACAGTTGGATTCTTTGGTGTATTGATGTATATGTTGATGTTTGGTTTACCTGCGGCAGGCGGCGGCGAAGCTATGCTTGTGATGCTAGGTACCCTAGGCACAGCATGGGGTGCTGTAGTATCATTCTATTTTGGTTCATCGGCCGGCTCAAGAGCAAAAGATGAAGCTTCGGCTGGGAAGAAGTAAGCCATAAATAGTATGGCTTAATTCGGAGGTAGGTATGGCTGTACCAACTACTCGCAAGCTGTTCAAAGATTATTGTCTTAGACGGCTAGGTTATCCTGTCATTGATATCAACGTTGATGATGGTCAAGTCGATGACCGCATCGATGATGCGCTTGCATATTACCGAGATTTTCATTTTGACGGTACAGAACACATCTATCTTTCATATAAGATTACACAGACTGACGTAGATAACAAATTCATCACGCTTCCTGACAATATCAATTATGTCATTCGTATTTTTGATATTGGTCGTGCATCTAGCGTGTCAAATCTGTTTAATGTGCGATATCAAATTCATTTGAATGACTTGTTTGATTTCACAAGTACAACTTATGTGCCATATGTTATGGGTATGCGTCATATTGAAGAACTAGAACAGATCTTTGTTGGTAGCAAACCAATTCGATTTAATCGTCATAATAATCGTCTATATGTTGATATGAAATGGGATAAAGATGTCAAAGTTGATGATTATGTAATTGTCGATTGCTATCGCGTGCTTGATTCTGAGACATTCAGCGATGTCTGGTCAGATCCATGGTTAAAGAAATATGCGACAGCTCTTATCAAAAAGCAATGGGGTGAAAACCTTAAGAAATTTGAAGGTATGAATCTTCCTGGTGCTGTTAAATTTAATGGTCAAAAAATTTGGGATGAAGCAAATGAAGAAGTTAATGCTCTTGAAAAAGAAATGAATAGTGGCTATAGCTTACCAGTCATGGATATGATGAATTGATATGGCCACAAACAAATATTTTCGCAACTATAGCTATGGGCGAGAGCAAAGGGTAGAGGATGATCTAACCGTTGAGGCGATCAAAATTTATGGTGTTGATGTGCAATATATGCCGCGCACCATATTCAATGAGATCGAAGAATTTGGTGAAGATCCTCTATCAAAATTTGATCTAGCAGTACCCATCGAAGTTTATGTCAATAATCTTGAGAATTTTCAAGGTGAGGGCGATTTCCTTAGCAAATTCAATCTGGAAATTCGTGATCAGATTACTCTTACAATGGCCAGACGGCGTTGGGATCAAATTCGTACAGAAAAATTATTTGACGAAGTTGGAAATGTATATCTTACTGAAGATAATCCTGCAATCTATTCATCAAATACTGATAACTATCTTTTGGAATCTGGCAGCGCGAATGGTTATTCTATTTCATCATCGCGGCCTCTTGAAGGCGACTTGATTTATATTCCATTTATAAACAATGGAAACGGTGCTATCTATGAAGTAAAATTTGTTGAGCATGAACGTGTCTTTTATCAACACGGCAAGCTATACACATATGAAATGACATGTGAATTATTTCGTTATAGCTCAGAACGGTTTAATACTGGTAATAATGATATCGATATTATTGAAACTAGACTTAGCCGCGATATTCAGGAATATCAATATCTTATGGAGAATGCTGATATTCTTATTATGGAAGAAGGTAGCAATCTTATTCAAGAATATAGACTTGAATCCGTTGCTTCTACAGCAAATAATGAGCTATTTACTCAACGATCATTTATTGATGTTGATTTTAGCGAGAAAAATCCATTTAGCGAAATTGATAGGTATTAAGCCATGCCAATGTTTGGGTCTTCATTCTACCATCAGACATTAAGAAAATATGTCATAACATTTGGTAATATGTTTAACAACCTAACAGTTGAACGAATTGATTCATCTGGTAATTCATTACAGACAATAGAAATACCTATAGCATATAGCCCAAAAGAAAAATGGTTAGCTAGACTAAAAGACAATCCGGATCTTACATCTCAAGTACAAACAATTTTACCTAGATTGTCTTTTGAGATAACAGGATTTGAATATGATGGTACTCGTCGTCTGCAATCTTTGACTAAAAACACATCTACAAATTCTAATGGGTCTTTCAAGTATCAATACACTCCAGTTCCATGGAATTTAAACTTCTCATTATATTCTTATGTAAGAAATGCAGATGATGGTGTGCAAATTATGGAACAGATTCTTCCTTATTTTGGACCAGAGTGGACAAATACATTAAATTTGATTCCTGAAATGGGTATCAAAATGGATGTACCGACTATACTTACTGGTATGAATATAGAAGATACATATGAGGGTGATTATGAGAATCGCAGGGCCCTCATATACACATATAATTTTACAATGAAATGTTGGTTCTTTGGTCCTGTGCGTACCCCTGCTAATGATGGTGGTATTATTCGTCGCACTATACTTAATCTTCATTCGATGGATACCAATCTTAGAGCAAATACTGTTTATGGTATTACTGTTGATATTACCGATGAAGAACTTGAAAGGTCTCTAACAACATCTCGTGTCACTATACAACCGGGATTATTTGCTAACGGAGTTGGTACTTCTAATAGTGCAGCATCGATAAATCGTAATTTGATAGCTGCTAATTCTGATTGGAAATATGCGCCTAATACATTCTTCTATCCATCAGGTGTGAAGTATGACCCTATAACTGGACAGGATAGTTAAAATGAGTAATCTACATGATGGTCTGAGAGACGCTTTAAATTTACCAGAAATACAAAAACAAGAAACTCTACCAGCAGTTATAGAGCAAGATGCTGGTTTAGATGATCTTGAAATTGATTACAAAGAAGCACGAACTAATCTAAAAGATGTCATAGGTAAGGGTAAAGAAGCCCTTGAGAATCTTTTGACAATGGCAAAAGACCTTGACTCACCTCGTGCGTATGAAGTTGTAGGGCAGCTTATCAAAACCATATCTGATGTCAATAAAGATTTAATTGATATCCATAAACGCAATAAAGATATCAGAGGTGAAACTGCAGGTCCTAGCACAGTAGTCAATAATGCAGTATTCATAGGTAGCACGGCCGATCTGCAAGCAATCATAAACGGCCGCAAGGAAGATATCATAGACGGTGAAGCTTCTGATGTCTGATAATTATCTTGGTAATCCTACATTAAAAAAAGCTGGCGTAAAGATAAATTTCACGGAAGATCAAATCCGTGAATATCACAAATGTGCTAAAGATCCTGAATACTTCATTGAAAATTATATGAAGATTGTCAGTGTTGACCGCGGTTTGATAAACTTTGGTTTATATCAATATCAGCGCAAGATGGTTCGCACCTTTAAAGATAATAGATTTTCTATCTGCAAAATGCCTCGTCAGTCTGGTAAGTCTACCACTGTTACTGGATATATGTTGTGGTTAATATTATTTCATGACAATCAAAGCATTGCTATTCTAGCCAACAAAGGCAGTCTTGCGCGAGACATGCTTGCCAAAATTCAACTTGCATATGAACATATACCAAAATGGATGCAGCAAGGTATTGTCATATGGAACAAGGGTAATATTGAACTTGAGAATGGTTCAAAGATATTAGCATCTGCAACTTCAGCTAGTGCGATTCGTGGTGGTTCATATAACTTGATCTTCCTAGATGAATTTGCATTCGTACCACGCAATATCGCTGAAGAATTTTTTGCATCTGTTTATCCCACGATTAGCTCTGGTAAGACATCAAAGATTATTGTTGTTTCGACACCAAACGGTCTAAACCATTATTACAAGATGTGGGTTGATGCGACTGAGAAACGTAGTGAATACGTGCCAATTGAAGTGCATTGGCGCGATACACCAGGTCGTGATGATAAGTGGCGCGAACAGACTATTCGTAATACCAGCGAAGAACAATTTAAGCAAGAATTTGAAACTGAGTTTCTTGGAAGTACACTCACACTTATCTCTGGTTCAAAGCTTAGGTCTATGGCCTTTAAGAATGTATCAAGAGATGCTTGGGGTGTTGACATTTATCATCAGCCTGAATTTAAGCACACATATGCAATCATGGTTGATACTGGTCATGGTGTTGGTCTTGACTATTCTGCCTTTACGGTAGTTGACGTATCACAGGTGCCTTATAGAGTAGTCGCAAAATATCGAAACAATAATGTAGTATCTTCATTTTATCCGGAAATCATAGCAAGATATGCGAGGGCTTATAATAATGCATATATTTTGGTTGAAACTAATGATATTGGTAAGACCGTTGCTGAAACTCTGCATCGTGATCTGGAATGCGAAAATGTATTATGGACTACACAAATGGGA